ATATTGAGCAACTTGTAAATTATACTCACCCGATTTTATCCAATATGTCAAATTGTTTAAATCTATACCAATTGGAACGTCGCGTTTTGATGTGTAACTATCCCCGCCATAAGTAACAACCGACAAACTTTCATAAGATGTATTTTTTGTGTTATCCCAATTACCTACGATAAGTGGAACATAGCGTTTACCGATATAAATATTTTTAGCCATTGTTAATCCTCCTTTAAATCAAGTAGTAGTTCGCCTATTTCGCTAGTTGAAAATACTATTTCGTCCCATGAAGCGGGAATATATGCGATAAATCGTCCCGTATCGTCTAAACCAAAAGTTACAAATTGAGCGACATTATGGACATATTCAACCGCTTTTTCTTGTAAATCAGTAAAGAAAGTTGAAGTTAATTTTTTTAAATCAATGCTACCGTCGGGTATAATATTACCGCTATTGAGTAAAACCATCAAGCTATTATATTCAGCGTTTAATATATCAAATTTTGCGTCGGTGTATGCGTTGTTAACAGTTCCCGTTCCGTTAACTAGTTCAACAATGGTATTAACTTTTGCTTGTATCGCTAATAACCATTTTGTCGTTGTCATGCTCTGCGAAAATTCCAACGGTATCGGGTTAATATTTAATCCTTCTACTAAATTAATTGGTTGTATTAAATTCATTGCTTTTCCTCCCTTACCATACATTCATAAATAAGTCGTTCAACTCTGCTATAACTTGATTATCTAAATCGAACATATCAACATAATCTTTAAATTGTGTCATAGCATGAGCGAAACTTAAATCGGACGCGCTCCCGTATGTTTTTTTATTGTAACTTTCGTCCATAGTATTATTGTTAGTTCCCGCATTGGTATTAATCGTTTTATCTATACCCGTATTAACTATTGTATTGTTGCCATTTATTACGGTATCACTTTGATTATTACCCGTTACGACGGTATCAACTCCACTTACCCCAACAACTGTTGTATCGCCTTTTGTTTTTGTCGCGTTATCAACAAATAAATTTGACGTTAAATCGTCCTCTGTCATTTCCTCGCTTGGGAATTGTGAAGTTAAACCCAAATTATTCGCATTAGTTGTTGAATTGTCTGTTGTATCAATGCGGTTAGTTTGTCCGTTTGTACTATCTGTATTATTAGTTTCGTTACTTGTCGTTATGTTTGTTCCATCGGTATTATAATTTATTACACCGTTATTATTAGTAGTTCCGTCGTTAGCGATTTTATGCGTAAATTCTTCGTATAACTCCATAGTATAAAGAGGGTTAAACGGTATCGCTTTATTTTTGTATAACTCGTTATATTTATTCCTCATTATAATAGACATTCTATTCATTAAACGTTGTCGCCATACGGCGGGGTTGGTGTAACCAATTTCGCGGAACATATAAAAATCTAATATCGCTTTATTTAATATAGGTCGATATGCTTCGTCCCATATTGGATATTCAGTTAAACCAAAATCAAAATTATATTCTTGTAGTTCGTAAACACTAATTGTATAGGTTGAAATTTCGCTATTCATTCCCATTATCTTCACCGCCATTATCAAGTATTGCGCTTTCTTGCGCTACCGTCAATTTTATATCAAGTGAAAATTTTTCGTTTATTTTATCAACCGCCATTTGTCGCGCTTCATACATAGATTTTTTATTTAATGTAATTTGCTCGTTGTTTTGTTCCGCTTCACCCGTTATTAATCTTTCTTTTTTTGAAATATTAACATTGTTGATACCGAAAAAAGTCATGCCCTCATTTTCAATTGTTGTCGCAACGTCTTGTAATTCCTTGGTATGGTTTTTTATATTTAAGCTAAGTACACTAACATTATTTAGTGTGTTGAAATCTTCATTAACAAAAATATACGGAACGCCGTCGGTCTTTTGCGCCATTACTTGTTTTACTGTTTCCCGTTGTCCTTCGGGGCAAGCGATGATATTCGGGTTTTTAAGTTGCTCTAAATTTACGTCGAATGTCTTTTTAATATTACTCAGGCTTTTGGCGAAAAAATTTACATTTGCAACGTTACCCTCAATAAACATATCGTTCCATATAGGTACACACTCTGACGGCTTAACATACTCGTTAATCTTATTTACTCCATACGCCCTATATCCCGTTGGTTCTTCATAGTCATTCAATCCAATCGGCGTTGCTTGCGCTACTACATAAAAGCCTAGTTGTTGCGATTTATAAAAAATTAATAATCCTTGATAGAAAAGTTTATCTTCGATAAATCGTGAACTTATTCCGTCGGGTAAATTTTCCCACTTAAACATTGACATTAAAAGCCGTTTGTATTTTTTAAAATAAAAGTTGTATTCGCGCATATTTTCATTTAATCGCCATTGCGCGAAACTTTTTAATGTTTTTGCGTTCCCCACTTATTACACCCCCTTTATTGTGTTAGTAGTATTATAATTATACATAAACGTTTCATCATGCCAAATAGTTAAACCATTGTTAAACATATCATTCAGCGCGTTCAAGTCCTCAAAAGGAACATTACCGTATGTCGATGTATTAACACATTTAATATAGTTCCATCGTTCCCGCGTTTTAAAACTAGGCGTTTCAACTGAATTAACTTGATACCCGAACATTTGAAAATACATATCAATTATGCGCGCGTATTCGGGTTTTATTCCTACTTGTTCCATAAAGAATGTTGCGGTATCTCTCGCTAAATCTAAACCACTTGAAGCGGTTGACCCTTTACAACTATTGGGTTGTACTTGCGCGTCTTGTACACTTGCAACAATGCTTTTAATACTGTTTTGGTAATTAACATTATTCATTAAACTACTATTTGATAAGTCGTTTTGTGCATTTCTACCGCCTTGCTGATAATCCAAATAAGTATTTGCTACCCCGCCTATTGCGTTAGTTGCTCCACCTAGAAAATTACCCGACCCAATCGCATTAGCGGTTGATAGTGCGGTATTAATTGCGCCTTTTTCCGCGCTAGTGTTTAGGTTATCACGCGTATTATTGAAGTTCGCGCCCATTACTGAATTTTGCGCCCTAAATGATGAGGTAGCATTTGCACTCTGCGCGTTAATACTGTTTACGTGTTGTGCGTACCAATTGGAATAATTATCGTTATTCCATGAACATAACGGGAAATCTTGCATTGATATACTGTCGTCAATTGCGTATGCTTTCCCGCCATAGTTAGTAGGGGTCAATGTGATATGCGGGTTTTGTGTAACAACCGCTTCAAGTTTAAATTTAATATTGGTTATGTCGTCAAACAATTCAAGTTTCAAAACTACATTACCGCCACTAGAATTTTTAACAGTTATGAAATTAAACGGGTAGCAATATAATTTATTATTGTATGGGGCGTAACTATCGCCCTTATGTGTGAAATTATGGTCTTGAGTTATCCAATGAAAAGTATCTTCACTAACTAAGTTGCCCATAAACCCCGTTATAGTTGTTCCGCTACTCATTGGGTCTGCCATCATATCAAATAGAAAAGCTGACGGGAATGTAAATATAAATGCTATTGCGTCGGCTTTTCCCTCTGTTGCAAGTGCTTGTATATCTCGATTAATACCGTCGGTATCATTAAAAGCATAATATTTTATTGCAAAACCGCTATACGTTTTACCGAAAATATCGCCACCAATAGAAGTACCGTCAGTAACCGCCATCATAAAACATGGATTACCTTGTAGAAGTGCAACGGGTTTTTTAAAGTGGGTTACATAGTCGCCTAGTTCAAAACTTTCGGGTATAGTATTTTTTCCTATTGTATCGTTAATCGTATGTTTACGTTCAACCATGCAAGTCGAAAAATGAAAGTCAAATTGCCATGTTTGAAAGTCGTCTATTTGAATTGTTAACTCTGTTGTATCTTTTGCGATGAAATTTTTTGCAACAATCCAAAAGTAAAAAGTTTTACTTGTTCCCATGTATTCATTAGTATAGAAACCATAGTTACAATTTTGTAATGTATCAACGTAACCCTTAACGCGAACTTTTGACGTCCTCGCTTGATATTTACATTTAATATAAGTGTCAATTGCTTTACTTGTAAAATACGTTGCTTGTTCGGTTATAGTTGCAAAATCTATTTGGTTGGTTGGTGTAATTGGTACACTACATAAAACAATACTTGCAATTGCGTTGCTCATAGTTTCACCCCCTTAGCGGGTTTAACCCCGCTATTATTATATTTGATTAGTTATTGTTATTACTTGTGTTGCGGTTATTCCACTACCATCTAAAGCCGTTGCGGTAATTGTTGCCGTTCCATTTCCTATTGCTGATACTAAACCACTTGACGCAACTGTTGCTACTAGTGGCGCGCTACTTGTCCATGTTACTGTTTTAACGCTTGCGGTAGTAGGGGCAATAGTAGAAGTCAATTGAGTTGTTCCATTGTTAACGGTAATTGTTGAAGTTCCGCTAATAGTAATACCCGTTACCTCTGACTTAGGTTTACCGAAAGCGGTCATATTCGCAAACATTGAAACGAAAAGAAATTGCCAATGATGTAACCAATAATTCCAACTAAGCGCACTTCCTAACTTTTGGTCGTCAGTTTCAAAAACACTATCAATTATTTGTATTGCGTCAATGTCACATAAAACCGCGTAAACGTCATAGTTAGCACTAGGGAAATTGTCAACTAGTATTGTCATTGCTTCAAGTTGAACAATATCGACATGGAACAATGTTGCTAGTACCTCATAATTTATTTCTGTTTGTGCGTCACTTCTTAATAGTAATGCTTGTCTACTTGGGTCACAAAAGGTAATACATGGAGTTTCGCCGTTTGCTATGTCGTCGGCGTTTATTAGGTTGTACCCCGCGAACTCTGTTGTTGGAAAACTATAAGATTTACTAACATTTGAAATAGTTTTTTGTAATACTTTCGGGTCTGCTAGGTCGGTTCTAATTACTTGTACCGCTCCTTCGTCTATAGCTTTTGCAATACAACCCTTTGTTAAAAGAAACTCGTCTATTTGGTCGCCCGAATACATACTTGATAGTATTTTACTATATAGTGACATAAAAGCGTGTTCGCTTGTAAAGGCTTGTTGTAGTTGCGCCCTTGTAACTGTTACCGCATACATTGATTGACGATTTAAACCATAATAACAAGTCTTGCCGTCGGGTTTTGTTTGTTTCAATAATTTTGTTCCATCGGTGTCGAAACCTTGGTCAGTTGCGGGATTAACAAAAATTTCCTCGATTGTTCTACCATAAGGAACTCCCCCCGCTTGCTTCAATCTTGCTAGTGGGTTGTTGAACATTTTTGATTTAACATTACTTAATGCAACCTTGTTAATTAATGAAGAAATATATTCATTCATAATATTTTTATCTGACGTTATAGCGTCCCCGACTTGTTTTAAATTATCTTTTGTGTATTCGGGTACTCTGTCTTGGTATAACTCGTTTGCATTATCTAAAATTGCACCTAGAATTAAAGTTGTTGTTAATGCCATTATTAATCACTCCTTAAAAGTTTTTTTCTAAATCTTCATATGAACGTTTTGGCGGTTCTTTTGTTTCGTCGTCGGTTGTTGTATCTGCTTTTGTTTCTTTCCCGCTATGTTTTTGAGAACTATTTTCAAGCCATAACTCATTGTTTAGTTTTGCGTATTTGTTACTTTCCGCAATTGCGGTATCTGCTGACGTTTTAAATGTATCGCGTTCGCTTAGTATTCCCGTATAATCGCGCTCTAATTGTACGATTAAATTCATTCTATCCGCGTCACTTGTACAATTTTTTACATCATTTAATATTTTATTGTGTTCGTCTTTTGTCATTTTTTCGCACCTCCTTTTTATGTGTTGGCTTTAATCTGATTGGGGTTTATATAATTATAGCATACGCTCCCGCCATAGACTAACATTATAAAACCATCGTTCCTAACATCTTTAATATTATACGATTTTACGTCAAATGTCAACTTTTTCCCCGTAAAATTTTGCCCTATTTGTCGTTTATTATGATTGAATGTAAAGTCCATTTTTACTAACCTATTTACGGGTATCATTGGCGGTTGATATTCATAATCGGGCGTTGGCGGGTCTGTTGGTGGGTCAACCGCAATCATTACCGTTGGGGGCATTGGTTGAACATATCCAATCGTCGCAAGTTTCCTTAAAAATAATATTTGCGCGTCAGATAATTTTTTTATATTATATGAAGTTTCTAAAATTTTTGCGTATACGTCGCCGTCGGGCATTTCGTTTGGCGGTGGGTCAACGGGCGGGTCAACGGGTGGGTCGTTCGGGTCGCCACTACCACCATACACCATTGACGTGTTGAACTCATTTGCTGACGGTATACGTGTACTTGTTAGATGATTAGTAGAAGGGGCGGGACGTTCCCAACAATAGCACCACGCCGACGTTAAGAAGTCAATTGAACTTGTACCCGCTCTAAAGCTCGATATTGGACAACTGAATGAAATTCCACCCGTTACACTACTAGAAGGGGGGTTTATCCATTGATTATCCGCGCCCGTTTCGGTTCTATTCTCTCCCGTCAATTCACTCCATAAAAAATTACATTGATGTGTTAAATCAGTTCCATACGCTTCAAGTTGTGTACGCCGTCCGTAACTCCATTGGCATAAACCGAAACCGACACCCGTTCCCGCTTCAATAGCTGACGCGTCCCATGAACTTTCAGCGGTTATATTTCCCATTATTGAAACTATTGACTTATGCGGTAAACCCTTGTCATGTAAAAAGTCATATACAAATTGTTGTATTTCTGCGCTTGTCATTTGTTAATACCTCCTATAAAAGCACCCTATTAATAGAGTGCTTTAATTTATTAATAATCAGATATACCGCTAGTGCTTGTATCAACCGACACGCCCAACATACCTAGTAATAAAAATATTGAGTTAATTATATTTGCATAATCTTTTGGTATATAATTCGATAAGTCAAAACCTAATTGTTGCGATAATACAATCAATAGTGATATTATACCCACCCACCAAACCTTACTTTGTAATCTTTGTTTCCATTGAATATTCATTCTTTTTCCTCCATCTTTTTATAATATAGTGGTCACATTCGGTAATACCTTTTGTGAAGCAATCTGTCATTGTTTCGGGAATGTAAAAACAATCACTACAAGTATTGCGCTTGTAGCATGAATTACATAAACACGATACCGCGCACATTATGACACGTCTTTTCTTTTTATATAATCTATATCGTCAATTCTCTTTTGATTGATTTTAACTAGTTCCTCAACTCTTATTAGTCGTTCGCTGAATGAATCAAATTTACCATCTTGCGAAACTTGTTTAACTTGAATACTCGTTACGCCTTGTTGTATATAATCAAGTTTTGTCGTTAAAATTGCGTTATCTCTCGTTTCTTGTTTTAAATCTTTTATCCCGCCTTTTCGTAATGTTAAGTACGATACTAGTACACCGATAAAAACAACAACTATTGTTAATTGTGGAACTGTTACTACCATATTAAATCGCCTTCAATCCTAAAATTTTTGACCATGTTTTACGCCCCATGATACCGTCGCTAGTGAGTTTATTTTGTTTTTGGTATAATATTATAGCTTGTCTTGTTATGTTCCCAAATATACCATCATTGTCAATATTGAGGTATGTTTGTACCCACTTGGTAATTTTACCGCTTGCGCCTTGTTTCAATGTTGGACACGCTGACAATGTTAATTCACCCGCCACGCCATCAATTACCAATTTATTACCATTTTTGTCTTTTAAGTTTTGCGCGTTTAATTCGGCTTGTAGCACTCCTATATTATTAATTAAGTTAGTTGACGCTACTTGTTTATTAATAAAAAAATTAGCTTCATTATATAACATACTAACGTCTAAATCGCCTAATGCAAAACGGTACTCATGCGAACTAGAAGTATATTGCCATGCTACTATGTTACAATCTTTTATTATTGGTTTATCTTTTGCGGAAAAATCAGCAACCCACCAAAAATTGTTTTTTTTAAAGTATTCTGAAAAATGTTCCTCGATATAGTATCGCCCGCTATAAATTAGCATTTTTTGCCCGCTCAACCTATAAAATTCTGCAATGAATTGCTCTGAATAGTATTCGGCGTTATTTGCCAAACTGTCTTGCTCCACGTCCAAAACGGGCATAATTTGATATTGCTTGTCCTTGATTTTATTCCAAAAATTTTGCGCTTGGGTAATTGGTGAACTTGTAGAAGTTAGATAATGATAGAAACCGACATTATTAGTATCTTTTAATGCGGTGTAAAAAATATCAACAATATGGTCAATGTATGTCGTACCCTCTGTTGCTTTCATTATTACCCCTTTTAAATTAGCGTCTTTTATCTTATCTAATGATAAAATAGTATTATGTTCGCTAATATCTATAAATTTAATACACATTATTTGTACCCCCCTTTTCTATTATTTACCTTTAGTATACATTTTTCACCAAATAAATGCAAGCATAAAATAAAAATGTCACATTTAACAAATAAATTGTTAAATGTGACATTTTATAGAAGGTCAACATATTACGGTGACTAAACCGTAAAGCGTCCCCGTCAAGGGAAGTCAATCGCCTATTGATATGCTATAGCTTCACCACTTATAATAAACTAATTATTTATATAAGTCAACACTAAGTATGTCAAAAATTGCGCTTTTCGATTTTATGTCGTCGAAACGTAAGTAACCATTATTAAAAGCGTCCCGAATATTTTTCCATAAATACGAAAAGTGGTTTAACATTATTGTGTTTTGATTGTGGTCGCTTGCCTTAAATGCAACTATTTGTTTACATGAGTTATCGGGTTTATGTGATACATATAAAACGCCATCGTCGAAAAATTCACGTATTCCAAAAGCGTTCCCGTCGTGCATTAAAGTAAATATATATTTAGCGCGCCCGCTTGGTTTTTCAATAAATATATCAGCGTCATGTAAATATACTTTTTCCGTTGAATAACTCATATAATCGTCTTTTTGAAATGCCTTGAAAAAACTATTATTTTTAATTGCTATCGACGCACTTTCGTTAAAACCAAATTCAGCAACCCAACCGCTCCCTCGCATAAAGTTAGTATTATTTTTTAATCTTTTGTGTATGTCAAAATTAATAAAATACGGGTTCATAATAGAAACCATGTTACCTAGCATAAACAATTTTACGTGTCTTGATTGTTGACCGCCACCACGCGCAATTGTTAAATACACCGATTGAATTTTTTGCATTTCCTTATTTAAGTATTTCCCCGTTTCTGTTTGAAATTCATCGAATATAATATTATTTACTTCGGCGAATATAGGGGAATATTTTTTAAGAGCGTCGGGGTTGCTTAATGGTATTGCATAACCAAATGAAATTTTATCGAGAAATATTTCATAGAATAAACCTTTCGCGTGACTAATGCAAGTCATTAATTTCCCATACTTAGGATATAATTTTAATACGTCCTTGAATATGTCAGCGCTAGAATTTAACTCATATGTGTATCTATAAATTAAAACAACTTTGCTCCCGTCGTTTGTAAAATCGGCTAATGCTTTTTTTAAAAATGTTGTTGTTTTGCCCGCGCTCCTATTTGTCGTTATCATATAAATAGAAGGTTCTTCACCGTCAAGGTCTTTCATGCTCAATATTTTTTGTGGGTTGTAATATGCTATATCTCCCAAAACTTAATACCTCCTTATAAAAATACCCCGCATAATTTTATGCGGGGTATTTTGTAAATTTTTTAAACTAAATCTATATAGATAAATTCGCGTCCGCCGTTAGACTTCTTAGTTTTTATCATTACGTCAAGACCCGCTAGTATTTCTTTCTCTGAATAGCAATTTACGATTAATGATAAACTATTTTCAACGGTTGGTGAGATTGTGGAAATAAATTCGCCATCTTCACGCTTTACGCATGATACTAATTTTGTTACCGATTGACCATCTTTGTCGAGTTCATCTTTTTCAAACATTATAACGCCCGTCATTTTGAAAGTGTCGCCTATACAATCCTTGAACATGATAGTTGAATTTCCTGCTTTTATTAAGTCCTTCTTGTCTGTTGATATGTTTGTTAATATTTTCATTGTAATTCCCCCCGATTTTTATTTTGTGGTTTATACTGTTTCTTGTTCTTCGTCGTTTGATTCTGCTATTGGTTCAACTTTTTCAGTATCTTCAATTACTACCGCGTGCGCCATGAAGTCGGTAACTGTCATTCCGTAAGTAACCTTTTTTTCTTCTACTAGGTCGAGAATAACTTTGTCAACCTTGTATTTCTTCGCTAGGTCTTTTTCTGAAATTTTACCCTTTTCCTCGATAGTGTCTAACAAAACTAATGTTAAACCCTCCATTTTGTAAACATTGTACTTCTTGCTCTCGATTACCGTTCTTGTAACATTTCTTTCTTTTGCCATGTTGTTTCACTCCTTAATATTTAATTTTGGCTTATCTCGTCAGTTGCAATTTGCCATATTGCAAGACCCCGCATAAAGCGGAGTTTCGATTTAATTAAGGGTGAGAGTAAATTGAAAAACCTTACTATTACATAATATAACACATTTCTTATATTGTCAAACATTTTATTATGTAATAGTATTATTTTTATTTGCTCCTATTAACGCCCAATATTCGTTTGTTACTCCTAGTGTATATGTCGTTTCTAATATTCCTATATTTGACGCGGTTATGAAGGTATCGCCGTTAATAGTAATTTCTTTTATTTCCTCGTCGTTATACCATGATGTAGTACGACCGATATTACTATATGTTTTACCTATTAGAAAATTATCAATATTCCCTACGGCTTGCGCTCCTTTTTTCTTGCTCATTCCCGAAACTGTTATTTCAAATTTTTGCTCGCCTTTTTTTAATTTTTCAAAACAATATTTTTTTGCGCCTAATGTTTTAAATCTTAAATACTCCCCGTCATTGTCCCACGTTCCTAAATGGAAACGCCTTGTTTCTTCTTTCCCTTCTTTTATATCGGTACGGTCAACATAAGCTAATATGTCGTTTGTTTCTGCTTGTACTATTAATTTTCTATTCAATGCGTTAAACTCTGCTATGTGCGCCCGATTTTGGAATTTAATACTATCGGTATCAATATACACTAGGTCACGCCCTACAACGTCAATCATTATTTGCAACCTTTTGCGGGCGTTAGCGGTAACAAAAACCCCCCATTGATAACTTAAAAAGTTATTACGTGATTTATAAAAACTTTCCAATGACGTTACTAAATCGGGTTTTACTTCGTCCCATACCATTGTTGATTGTTCGTAAGTTACGTCAGAATGTGCAACGTCAGTAACCATCATTCCAAAAGTAGAATTTAACCTATTTTTTGACTTCATGTATTCATATTCTTTCCCGTCAATATCTTTTAATTGTGTTTTGGTCACATAGAAGTCCATTAATTTATTACGTAATTCATCGGGCAATTTTCCTTTGTCAGCATATATAGCGTCGTTTACCTCGAAACCCTCGAATGTGTACATACTTCTTATTATATCAAGGTCAATATTTGTTATGGTCAACCGCACAAAATCAGCTTGTAACACACGCCCGTTATCATTTATTATATTGCTTTTCTCTTTACAATGCGCTATGTCAATATACGGTATTACCGCGTCATAATTTAAAATAGGTTTATATATTGATATGTCCATAACAACACAATAATTATCACAATAATAATTTAATTTCATTTGATTATTTAATTTAACCCGCGTAAACTTACCAA